GCCAGCACTACAAATTACGATGCGTACACAAACTTTATAAACAGCCCCGCGTACCCGTCATACGTGGCAGGGCTTTCTACTATTAGCATCACAGTAGACCCCGGGGTTGTTGTGAATGGTACGTCCCCCAGTGTTTACGCATTATCTATACCTTCCGCTTTTAACCCCGGCGATGTTGTAACTTTAACTAACAACGGAACTATTGCGGGTAATGGCGGTAGTGGTGGTAATGGTAGTACTGGGGGTCCCGGGGCTGGTGGCAGCGGCGCATCGGGAGGGAATGCGTTATACGTCAGCCGCCCTGTAACTGTGACAAATAACGGCACCTTAGCTGGTGGTGGCGGTGGTGGCGGTGGCGGCGCCAGTGGACGACTTCCTTACCCAATTAGTCAGGTTGGGATAGCCCCCGGTGGTGGTGGCGGTGGTGGCGCAGGTATACCCGTAGGTTCGGGGGGTGGTGGAGCTTCACCGGGGTCACCGGGGCAACCGGGGACTACTACTAGCGGCGGTCCCGGGGGCGGGGGCGGTACTTTTACTAACCCATATGGCAGTGCTTCTGGTGGTCCCGGCGGTGCTGGCGGTGCGCGTGGCGCTGCTGGTTCGGGCGGTACCCCAGCGCCTTCTTCTGGTGGGGCAGGAGGCAGCGGTGGCTCAGCGGGCAAGTACGTTGTAGGTAGTCCGTTTGTTGTATGGAACGTTACTGGCAACCGATACGGCGGCTCGGCCTAAAGGACAGAAAATGCCACTACAGAAACTACAATTTAGGCCCGGCGTAAACCGCGAAGGCACGTCACTCTCTAATGAGGGTGGCTGGTATGACTGCGACAAAATTCGGTTCCGCTCTGGCTACCCTGAGAAGATCGGCGGTTGGGCTGCGATTTCGTATAACACCTTCCTTGGTGTGTGCCGCTCTATGTGGAACTGGGTGACGTTAAAACAGTTTAATTTGTTGGGCGTGGGCACTAACCTGAAGTTTTATATTGAGGACGGCGGTGACTATTATGACATCACGCCTATACGTGAGATAAACGGCAACACACCTTCTGCTGGACCGCCCGTAGTCAATGCTTCCACAATTAGTCTCACAGCCAGTGGCACAACGTTGACGGTATCAGATAGCGCAGCGGACGCTCTTCAGGCGAATGATTTCGTGACTATCGCCGGTGCCGACCCTATTGGCGGGGTAGATGTAAACGGCGAGTATCAGATTGTTACTGTTACATCAGGCACTACTTACACGGTTACTCTAGCCACAAGTGCGTCGGGTTCAGTATCTAACGCTGCTATCACGCTTGCCTACCAGATCAATACCGGTTTTGATATTGCTACTGTGGGTACTGGTTGGGGTGCTGGTCCTTGGTCTCGCGGTGCTTGGGGATCAGGCTACACAACAGGTTTTGGTTTTCAGTTGCGCCTCTGGAGCCAAGCTAACTTCGGCGAAGACTTGTTGTTCTCCCCACGTGGCGGGGCGCTTTATCTTTGGCAACCGGGCGGCGGCGCGACCCCGGCTTACGGTACTCGCGGCACTTTAATTACAGGCACAGATGTGCCGTCCCAGATCAACCAGATTATGGTGTCGGACACCTCACGGATCGTTATTGCGTTTGGCTGCAACGACTACGGTGCTTATGGCGCAACTGCCCAAGACCCACTGCTTATTCGCTGGACAGCACAAGAAAGCTATACCGATTGGACTCCAGCGGCGACAAACCAAGCGGGTGATTATCGTCTGTCACACGGCTCTACAATTGTTGGCGCAATGCAAACCCGGCAGGAAATTCTTGTCTGGACTGATGCGGCTATCTACTCGATGCAGTATCTTGGACCGCCGTTTGTTTATGGCTTTACGCTTCTTGCTGACAACATTTCTATCGTCTCCCCCAACGCTATGGCAACCGCTGCTGGTGTGGTGTACTGGATGGGCGTGGATAAATTCTACATTTACTCTGGTCGGGTCGAGACCCTACCCTGCTCAGTGCGTCAGTTCATCTTCAACAACATTAACCGCAGTCAAGAGGCGCAGTTCAACGCTGGCACCAACGAGGGGTTTAGTGAAGTCTGGTGGAATTACTGTTCGCATAATTCTGATGTCATAGACCGTTACGTCATCTTTAATTATCTGGACCGGGTGTGGTATTACGGCACCCTAGATCGTACGGCTTGGTTAGATTCTCCCCTACGCCAATACCCTATGGCAGCAACTGCTGGAAATATTATTGTGTACCACGAAGCGGCGGTGGACGACGGCAGCACTAACCCACCAAGCCCAATCAATGCGTACATCCAGTCGTCTGACTTTGATATTGAGGACGGTCACAACTACGGGTTTGTGTGGCGAATTGTGCCGGATATTACGTTTGATGGTTCAGATACTAGTGGGGAAACGTTAGAGAGTCCCTACGTACAGTTTACTGTACGCCCAAAACAAAACCCCGGATCAGGTTATGGAGCCTCTACAAACCCAACGGTGACTTCCGCGCAGAGCTACGCTGGACAGACTACCTACAACGTGCAGCAGTTTACTGAGATTATTTACAGCCGGGTGCGTGGTAGACAGATGGCGTTTAGGGTAGAGTCGGGTAGCAAAGGAACGCAGTGGCAGCTTGGTGTTCCTCGTATTGATGTGCGTCCGGACGGCAGAAACTGATGGCTGGCAGAGATAAACTTGACGTTACAAAAGCCCCGGCGCTGCCGTTTGCGCCAGTTCAGTACGACCGCGCCTATCAGGATACAACCCACAACATTCTGCGGCAGTACTTCAATACGCTCGACAACGTCACCGGGCAGCTTTTAGCCAACGCGGGTGGGCGCTTTTTGACCTTCCCTCACATAGCGGCGCAGCACAACGACGATCAATATGCAACAGCGGACAATACCCCTACTAAAGTTTTATGGGACACGTTGGACTCAGGGCTGGGCTTTACCTTGAACCCAAACAGCACTGCAACGCCTGAGTACACAGGGGTGTACAAGATTGACTACAGCTTGCAATTCTTTAATACTGATTCTCAGATACACGACGCCTATGTCTGGTTGCAAGTAAATGGGGTGGATGTGCCCGGATCGGCGAGTCAATTCTCTGTAACAGAGAGCCACGGCGGGGTTGACGGGGCGATTGTGGCGTATTCCAGTATTACATTTACGGTAACAGGTGGGGATGAGGTGGCATTGTATTGGGCGACTACTGATGCGGCAACTTCGGGGGGCGGTACCGGGGTTTACATACACCATCAAGACGCACAGGTTAGTCCGTTCGAGCTACCTTCTATCCCGTCAGCCATAGGCTCAATTGTGTTTGTGAGTGGGGTAGTCGCATGATAAACTTTGACAAATTTTTCAGGATGAGGTAACGATGAGCCTCCATACTCTAGCCAACCATTTGCAGAGCGCGGGACGCGGCGAGGACAAACAGCTTGTCCACATGACCCCGGGCGAAGTCGAAGGTCTGCAAGCTATCGCCATGGCGCATGGCGGCTCCCTCACGATTAACCCAGAGACTGGCCTGCCTGAAGCGGGTTTTTTGTCTTCCATCCTGCCGATGATTGCTGGTTTTGCACTGGGTCCTGCTGGGATGGGGTTGACCGCTATGCAAGCGGGGTTGGCTTCTACGGCGCTGGGCACCGTACTCACAGGGGATTTGAAAAAGGGTGTGATGGCCGGTCTGGGTGCTTATGGCGGCGCGGGGTTAGGTCAAGGTTTGATGGCTCAGGGAACCGCTGCGGTTCCAACTACGACACCTGCTGTTAGCGCCAGCGTTCCAACACAGGTTCAAAGCACAGCCGGGGATATTTTTGCTCAAGGCGGTAGGTTTGGTAATATCGGCGCAGTAGATATTACAGCTAACCCGCTTCAAGGCGGTATGACTGGGTACCCAACAGGCGTTCCGTCGGTATCCCCGACAGCGCAGGGAGTGACTTCAGCAACGCTAAATCAGACACCACTATACCCGCAGGTTAATTTTGCAACAGGTATGCCGCCTCCGACCCCGCCGGTAACAACATATACAACGCAAATAGGTGAGCCGTACAGGTCTATCGAAATTACAGAAGCCCCTATCCGTGAAGCGTATGGGCCACTCAACCCACCTCCGGGGTTTGATCCCGGGAAAGTTAACCCCAAAGAAACAATAGGTAGTTTTCGGTGGGAGAATGGTCGTATTGTAGATCCAAGAAACATTCATGGCGTTCCCTACGATCCGACTGCTCCCTCTGCGGCAGTTTCTGGATACAGCCCAAGCACGGCAACCACTTCCCAGCCGTTTAAAGGCGGCATGTCGCCACAGTACGCAGGTCCGTCAAACGCGGTTAATACGACAGGGCAATCTATATCCCGCCCATTCTCTGATCGCATGGCGCAGCTTGGTCAGGGCGCTAAGACTTCTTTCTCCAGCACCGAAGGTCTGAAGGGCTTGTACAACGCTATGCCAGACTATTCCGTTGCCGCAGGGCTTGGTAGTACGGCCATGAGTTATTCCGATGAAAAACGCAAAGAAGCAGAAGAAGCGATGCGCGACGCGGCTAATAAGTCGCCCTCATTAATCCGTCCGTACGAGTTTACGTACGGCGCCACAGGCGCAGATCGAGAGCCTTATACCGGCAGCGCAGAGCGCACATATTTTGCCCCTCAATACACGGCACTCACCCCGTACAAAGCACCGGGTCCTGAGTACGCAGCCGAAGGCGGGTTGATGGGGTATCAGGCTGGCGGACAAATTGAGCGGATGGCAGCGCAAAATGCGATGGGGGCTAATACTGGCTACCCTATGGCGTCTCTGCAAACGCCGATGTACTCTAACCCAGAGACACAGCGCCCCGAGGCTACCAATGTGATTGCACCAAGCGCCGATGTTGGGGTGGGTACTTACTCGGGAGAGCCTCGTTTTGCTGAGGGCGGGGAGACAACTGGCGGGTATTCGTATTCTTATAACCCAGCTACACAACAATTTACGCAGACAAATACGCCGCAGCCTGTAGCTAGTAGGCCAAGCCCTGTTGCTCCCGGAGGAGGTCCAGCATTCATGGGGCCGATTGGCTCTGGGTATATTGGTGCTGGTACCTATAACAAAAATGCACGGCTAAACCCGAGCGACTCCTCTACGAGTGCAGCACTCCCAAAATATAATTTCGACCCTAACACTATGCAGTTTACGCAAGTGGGGGGTGAAAATAAAGTTTCCGGCGGTATCGCAGCCCCAGCAATGCCATCTGTAGTGCAACCGCAATCCCCAGCGCAGCCGTTGATACCCAACATCAACATCCCTGCGTATCAGACACCTGAACAGCAACTTGGTCTTGGTGGGTTTTATGATTACATGAACCAGCAGTTAGGTGGTATGGGTGGGTACTCCGGTTACGCTCGGGGCGGTAATGTGGGTGGTGGCATCTCACATCTGGGCGACTACTCTGATGGTGGGCGTTTGTTGAAAGGACCCGGTGATGGAGTTTCGGATTCTATTCCTGCTTCTATTGGCAACAGGCAGCCTGCTCGTCTTGCTGATGGTGAGTTTGTGGTTCCAGCCCGTATCGTTTCCGAAATCGGAAATGGCTCAACCGAAGCCGGTGCCCGTAAGCTCTACGCGATGATGGACAGGGTGCAGAAAGCCCGCCGCAAAACCGTAGGTAAGAACCAAGTTGCTCGTAACACCAAGGCAGAGAAGCTTTTGCCCGCATGAGTTACACGTTCCATCTTGGGCGGCATCGGGAAACCTTTGAGGAGCTTGAGCCACTGTACCGTCAGCACTACGCAGAGATGCTTGATCGACTTGCAAAAGATGGTATCGAGTATTCGCCGTACAACCCCCGCTGGGATCAGTATTTCAAAGCCGGGGACGAAGGTAGA